TCCATTAACACCTGAAATTATAATATCGGAGATAAAAGATGAAGTATAATTATGATGTCGAGAATGAATGTTTTATCCGAGAGGATGGTTTAGGGAAGAAATTCCATATTAACATCACAGAGGCAAGGAGAATAGTTACTTTACATGATTTAGGGAATACTGTATCAGAGATTAGGAATAAAATTCAATTCCAGTCTAATAAAGTATCTGAAATCACTATCAGGAATTTCCTGAAACAAGTAGGTAATGGTAATATTGATTTAACTGGGGATTACCCTGCTCCATCTAATGTAGTCTTTGAATTAACATTAGAGGAGAGGATTAGTAATCTTGAAGAACGAGTTAAAGAATTAGAAGATAAAAAAGAGGCAGTTAAAACTGTTTCTTGGAGAGAGAGGTTAGGTTTATGAGTAAAGTATTAGATGAGATGGATGTGTTTTATACTGAAATCCATGATGCGAGAGTTAAACTTGCAGATTTAACAAAAGAGAAAATTAACTTGAAGAGTGAAGCATGGAAAGATGCTAAGGATATTAAATTAGCAAAAGAGAAAGAAGATTATGTTAGGAGTATAGTATCCGATACTCAACAAGAAATCGATAAATTAGAGGCAGATATAGAGTATTATTATAATCAGATTAAACTATTAGGACATAAATTGGAGTATGGTGATGAGTGAAGTATTACATACCAAATTTGGTAACTGCTCATTAAACAATCATGGAAGATATAGGATTACTAGTAGAAAAGAGGGAAATCATGGGAAATTACTCCATAGATTGATATGGGAAGATTTTTATGGGTGTGAAATACCTGATGGATATATTATTCATCATAAGGATAATAATAAAACAAATAATTGTATTCTTAACCTACAATTAATGGTGGATCATAAACACAGAGTCCATCATGGAAAAGAAAAAGATAACTCTCTTGAAAATAATCCTATGTGGGAAAAAAACCATAAATATGAATCCAAAGTCAAAATGAGTCAAGTAAGAAATAAGAGTGGATTTTTTAGAGTTTATAAATCAAAAGAACCTCGAACCAGTCAAGGTTTCAGTTGGAAATATGAAATGAATATAGATGGTAATAAAAAAACTTTTACTTCTGTTGATTTGTTGAGATTAAAAAAAAGAGTATTGGATAATGGTTATGAATGGTTTGTTGTTAATGAGGATAATGCCCTTAAAACTTGTGATGAGTTAGAATTAGATTATGAGGAGTTGAAATAATGTCTAAAAATTTATATTTATTTCCATTGTCTGACCTCCATTTAGGTAGTAGGCAATCTAATTTAGATTTCTTCTATAAATGGTGTAAGAAATTTGAGGATGCTCCTGATAATAAAGTGATTTATCTTCTTGGAGATTTATTAGAGGTATCAACAACAAGGATAGATGCTTATGATGTTAATCTAACTACTCATGAGGCATTGGAGAGGTTAATAGAGTTACTTGAACCGTATAAAGAGTATATTCGTGTAGTTTGTACTGGAAATCATGAAGCAAGAACATTGAAAGAATATAATTATGATGTTACTATGCAGATTGCTACAAGATTGGATGCACAGTATACTCGTAGCGACCATTTTGATAAGGTTGTTAATGGTGATAAGGAGTTTGTAGTGTATATGAAGCATGGTACAAAGGTATCCAAGAATCCTTTATTGGCTATGAATAATTTTGTTAATGATATGAATCATATAAAAGCAGATTTGTATATGCAGGGTCATAATCATTATAGTAGTTTTTATAGTCAATATGAGAGGGATTTTGATGGTGGTAAGAGAGCATCTTATCTTTTTACTGGGCATTTCCTGAATTATGATGGTTATGCAAGGAATAAGGGTTTATTGATTAGTCCACCATCTTTTAGTAGATTGAAACTTGATAAGAAGATGCACATTACTTGTGATACTTATTATATTGATGAGGTGAAGTAATTGTTACTGGAAATTTTTGATATTGAACCTTTGAAAAGGTTCTTTGATTTGATTTATGACTCTGCTAATATGGTGGAGTTGAAGCTGGATCAGGAGAAGATGAGTATTAGTTTATTGAATAATAGTCATGTTGCATTCTATAATTTAATACTTAAAAAAGATTTCTTCGGTGAGTATACAGTTGATGGTGCAGAGGTTGTTTCAGTTTATGTTGAGGATTTTTATAAAATATTAAAATCTTCTCATAAATCTGATACTCTTGTATTGAAATCTGATGATGCTTATTTATCATGTGTATTTGAGCATGAGGGTAATAGGAGAGTGTTCGAGTTACCATTAGCAGAGGATTTTGGGGGTTCACCTAATCCACCATCTATTGATTACCCTGCTGAGTTTGAGATTAGGTTAGTTGATTTAAAGCAACCAGTTGATGATTTGGATAAAATTGTCAAGACTGATAAATTTAAGATGACATTAATTCAGGATGAGTTAAATGTTGTTGCTCCAACTGATGCTATGACTAAATATAGTAATACTATACTTGTGGAAACTGATAATGCTGATACATCCTCATCTACATTCAACATTGATTATATTAGTAGTTTGCAAAAACTATCTAAAATATCAGAGAATGTGTTGATTAAAATAGGTAATCAGCTACCATGTACATGGATTATAGTATCCCCTGATGATTTAGTTGAAATTAGTGGTTTGATTGCTCCAATAATTGAGGAAGAGGAATGATGGATAATTTCGAGAGTTTAGTGATTAGTTTATTAGACTCTGATGCTATGAAAGGAGTATTTAAAAAAGAGTTAAGTAGATTATTAAATATTCCAGTTCTCTGCATTGGAGATATTTGGCTTGAAACAACATTAACTAATGGTGTTGCGAGTCAGGAGGTGTATGTTGCAGTCTTTGATGCTATGATTAAACAAGAGGATTTACTTAAATTACCATTCAAGGCATTCTATAATAATTGTATAGTATTCGAGGTGGGTGAGAGTATCTTATGAATAGGCAGACTATTTATGAGTATTTGAATAAGGATACTGATTTAACATTCAGTTTCGCTCATCATGGTAAGGGTAAGTATCCAATTTTTATAGTGCCTTATAAATGGGAAACATCTTTTATACTCATCAATAATATGCGAGTAACTGATTTCCAGTCTATCATATTATATTCTAATGAGTTAGTGGTGAGATTTTGGGTTAAGGATGATTGTCAAGTGAATATACCTTATAAGGATATAGAGTATTTTGAAGTTAGAGAGAATATTAATGTTGCTTATATGGGATTACATGATGATAAGAAAGTGTACCATTAGGATATGATCCTAATGATACAGTCTATGGGGATAGACATTTCTTATTTTTATGTATTCCTCAATTAAATAATTTGAGGTGATTAAATGACTAAGAAGAGATTAACTTTCAGGATTGTTGAGGGTTCATCGAATGATTTTGACCAAGAATCCTTTAATAAGGATTATATTGATGTGTCTAAGTCTAAAAAAGAGTTGATGGTGAAGTATGGGTTATCTGAGGGTCAATGGTCAAGGAAATCTAAGTATGCACGAGAAGAAACTGGGTTTAGCCGTTTAAGTGGTAAGAATATTGACCCTGCTACTAAGCATATTACTAAATGTGCTAATAATAAGTATCGTGTTCAAAAAGGTGTGAATGGATTTACACGAAGTTACGGCACTTATAAGGATTTAAAGACTGCTCAAACTGTTCGTAATATTCTAATAGAGAATAATTGGGATGATAATGTTGCGAGGAATTGTAGGCAGGTATATGGTGCAGGTAGGAAGCATTATAGGACTGCTAATCAGTATATGGGCAGTCCATTATGTGAAGAGGCATTGAAGAAGTATAGTGAATTTAAGAAATTATATCTTGGTGGTGAACATTCCTATTATCAGATGTTAGAGGAATTAGGATTCACTAAGCATCAGTATAATATCTGTTTAAGTAAGTTAAGGGAAACTTATCCTTTTATTCGTAAGAAATGTGTGAGGTCATCATGATTAGTGTTGATGATAATTCAGAGTTCACTATTTTAACTGTGGATTTCATTGAAACTCTTGCAAAAGCGAATGAATTTATCTTGAAGATATGGATTAATGGTTCAGAGATCCCTTATAGGTATACTGAAAAAGATGAATTATATTTTATGCAGGAGGGTATCCGTATAAAAGGTGATGGGTTTATTGATTGGATATTTTATGATACAATTAGTGCTATGAGGTTATATTATGATAAAATTGAGTGATTGGTTATTGGATTTAGCAGAGAATAATTATGTTGATTGGTTAGATGGGGAGATTACTATTTTACCAATTAAAGAGGATGAAGAATGAGATTTAAATCATGGGAGGATTTTAATAAATTCCTCCTCGAATATGCAAGGTGTAGTTGCCTTAATTGTTGGTATGGTGGTTCAAAATCAAAAAGACTTAATACTCAAAGAGTCTTTTGTATGCATCATATTGCTATGGTGGAGTTATCATTTCAAATCTGTTGTGGTGAATGGACTTCAAATGATAAATTAAAAACATTAGAGGATTACGGCGATGAAACAGTATGGCTCTTGCCTGATGAAGTAATAGACTCATTAGAGGCAGAGGATAAACAATGGACTTTTACTGAAATAGAGGATAAGATAAATGAGATTAATACAAGGGGATGCGATAGAAGAGTTGAGGAAACTTGATGATGAATCCATTGATTGTATTATAACCTCTCCTCCTTACTGGAAAGGATTTGAGTATGAGGCATATTTTAATAGTTATTATCAGTACATTGAGTGGAGCAGAGAATGGTTAAAGGAATGTAAGAGAGTTCTTGCTCCTTACGGCACATTCTATTTGAATCTATGTAATGATACTGAAACTACTGTCAGAGCATTTGAATTATTAGAAATCTGCACTCGTGATTTAATGTTTAAATTACATGACACTATTATTTGGTATGTTTATAATAGACAACCTCATAATACTACTCGACAATTAACTAATCAGACCGAGTATATATTCATGTTAAGAAATACGAGTGCAGGAGTGGAGCTGAATAAAAAAGATGCTTATAACTTGAATACTGATATTTTTAAGACTAAAAATGTTGGTAATGTGTGGGAGATTCCATTTAACAAGGGTGATAAATTACATTTCGCTAAAAAAGAAACAAAAGCAAAATGGGGTCATAGTGGATTCCCATTATCATTAGTGGAAACTTGTGTTTTATTATCCACTAAAAAAGATGATGTGGTCTTGGATTGTTTCATGGGGTCAGGCACTACTGGTGTGGTATGTAAGCAATTAGGTAGAGAATTTATTGGAATTGAATTGAATAAAGAGATATTTGATTTGGCTAAAAATCGTATCAATAACACTAATGTTAATTTGGAGGTATTTTAATATCATGAAAAACTTAAAAAATCAGAGAGTAAGGAAACAGACTGTTAAGGATTTGAAAGAAGCATTAAAAGGAATCGATGATGATAAAGAAATTATTTTATGCTTCTATTATAAAGGTGAGGCACATCATGTGTATCTTGCAGAGATCCTACCGAACCTGAAATATGATGGGGTTACAAAGGAAACCCTGAACTCATCATCAGTAGTTGAATTAGCAGGATATGATGATAGGTACTGTAACTATGAAGTATAATTTAATAGTTGAGGAGGATATGGTATCCATTTGTATGGATTGTGATAGTAGTTTAGAGTCTTTTATTGACATCTTTACTGATGAGGAAACCTGCCCATCCCCATTCCGTAGTGTTGATGATGCTAAATTGTTTGGGGAGATTATCATTAAATTATTAGAGGTGATTAATAATGGGTCTTGATGATAAGGTTAATGTTGAGATTAGCATTGGGAGTCTTGCCTCCTTGATTGCAGGATGGTATGTGATGAATGCTAATATTGATTTGAATGCTATCCCAAGTGAAGTATTTATATTTACAGCTCAGAGATTAGTGCCTTATCTTAAAGACTGGGATTATGAGAGGATTAGTCTTGAAGATTGGATTAATGATTCCCTGATTATTATACCGAAGATATTAGTTGATGATGATTTAAAAGACTCTGATATTTACTTCGAGTATCCTAATGGGAATGTAATCTTAGTTGTTAGTGGGGTGATGCCCTGACTGGAAAATTCTATCGCTACATTAATATAAAACATAATGGGTATGCTATCGTTAAGGATAATGAGCATTATGGATGGTATGAGGATATACGAGATGCCCTACATGACCGAGATATGTTAGAGTCATGTGATTGGGATTTAGGCGAGTTCGTGTATATTGAACGAGAGAATAAGTATAAGCATATGAAACTACCACCAAAGGAATTGGATAGGCAGAGGCAGTATGTTTATGCGAAACAAGGTGGTTTTATAATACAAAAGAAGATTAATGGGGAATTAAAATATTTTGGTTTCTATAAGACATTAGATGAAGCATTAAATCGGAGAGATGAATTAATAAGGAATAATTGGGAGGAGTAATCCATGACTAATTTATTGAATGAAGAGATAAGAGTTATACAAGTTACTATAACTCATTTAGAACGAGCAATGCCATTAGAGAGTAGTAGTGGGAAAAGAGAGAAGATGAAAAGGGATATAAAAGAATTAAGGGAAATCCTGCAAGAGAAATTAGAACAATGCGAGGATTATATAGGATGATTTAATCGGCAAGAGATAGGTGGTTATTTGAAAAATAATGTACTGATTAGTAAATTAAAAGAATTTAATCCTGATGCAGATGTAACTACTCCTTATTCAGAAGATATTTGTATTGGGTATATTGATAACGGAGGGGAATTTGATAAACAAAATACTCCTATCGTTTTTATAGAAATGTGTGATGATGTGTGGGAGGAATATAAAAACGGCAAGAGATAGGGGGTATTTATTTGGAGTTTGAGAAAGGAGATTATCTTTCACCGAATAATCCATATGTTAAAACCACTCCAAGAAAATGGACTGATAGTGAAATCAAGTATATGTTACAATTAAAAAAGGATGGTTATCCATTAGATGAGATTTGTAACTTATTAGATAGGAGTAAAGCATCAGTTTCGGTTAAATTGAAGAGATTAAAGAAGAAAGATGGTTCTTATAATCAAAAGCATATAGAGGAGAAGAACCTGATTAATAAATCCTTTGTGGATTATATTAATCCATCTACTATATTGGATTTATATCATGGGGAGGGGAATCCTGCTTATGATGATTTGAATGTAACCTCTAATGATATTGATTCTAAATATGATTGTGATTATAATTTAGATGCTTTCCGTTGTTTATGTAAATTATATTCAGAGAATAAAAAGTATGATATGATTGACCTTGACCCATTTGGTAGTGCTTATGATTGCTTTGATTTAGCAGTTAAAATGGCTAAAAAAGGATTATGTATTACTCTTGGGGAGATGGGTCATAAGCGATGGAAGAGATTAGATTTTGTTAGGGATAGGTATAGGATTAATAGTTTGGATGAATTTAATAGTCTTAGTATGATTAAGAGGATACAAGAGATTGGTAGGTGTAATAAGAAGAATTTAATTGTTTATGCTCATAGGGATTGGCAGTTGATTAGTAGGGTTTGGTTTATCATTGAACCTTATAAGGAAACTTCTCAATGGGATAATAGAAATGAGGGATATTATGACAAATCTGTGCAAGTTAAATTTTAAAGTTACCTGCCATGTTCATGATGAATGTGCTGAGGATCTTGGGAAAGACCTCGCAACATTTTTAAAGGAATCATGGTTTAATGGTGAGGATGTGTTGGATGTTGAATTTATTGATTATGAGGTTGTATTATGAATTTTGAGGAATCTGAAACTAAGAAGAATTTGGAGAAAGCATTGCAGGGTGAGGCATTAGCTCATTTAAAGTATCAGTTCTATAAGTCTAAATTAGTGGATTATAATAAAGGATATGAGAATATTTTAGATGAGATTATCCATAATGAAAAGGAGCATGGTAAGTTATGGTTTAAATTATTGCATGATAATGAAGTGCCATCTAATGAGGAGAATTTAGTTGATGCGATTAAAGGTGAAACTTATGAGTCTACTGAAATGTATCTTGATTTTGGTAGGATTGCAGAGGATGAGGGTTTTACTGATATAGCAAATTTATTCTATGAGGTAGCTGATATTGAGGGTACTCATGCAGGGAAGTTTAAGGATATTAAAAAAGGATTAGATGACCAGTATCATTCATTATTGCCAGTTGTATGGAAATGTTTGAATTGTGGTCATGAATTAATTAGTAGGGATGCACCTGATACTTGCCCAGTATGTAAGCATCCGAAGAAGTATTTTATCGAGGAGTGAATTTTAATGGATAATGATAATTGGATCTTAGATATTGGGCTTGAATTAGGACTTATCGTGTTAGCGATTGTCCTTATTCCTTTATGTATTGGTTTAGGTGTAGCATTCCTTGTAGGGTTTACTGATTTATTGTTTTATGCTACTACTATTTGTGTAGCAGTTATCCTATGGGTGATTGTTGGTTTATTATGGTGGTTATGATATGTGCAGTATATTCAAGTATAAGAACTGTGTTGGTAGAAACTTCGATTATGAAGTTTCCTATCATGAGGAATTACGAATAGTTAATCGTAATCAATTTAATAATAAGTATAAGATTATTGGTATGGTTACTGGTGCAGTCAAGGATTATCCATTATTCTATGATGGTATGAATGAATGTGGATTAGTTATGGGTGGATTAGCATTTCAGGGTAATGCTCAGTATAATGATATTGATATGAGTAAGACTAATGTTCAGTCTTATCGTTTCATCCTGAAAGTATTAGGGAATTATGAGAGTGTTAGTGAAGTCAAGGAATTATTAAAGGATTTGAATATTACTAATCAAGCATTCTCTGATACTATGCCACCATCTGATTTACATTGGTTCATAGCCGATGAGGAGGAGTCTATTATCGTGGAGCAGACAAGTGATGGGTTGAATTGGTATGATGGGGAAGTTATGACTAATAATCCACCTTATCCAAAGCAATTAGAATGGTCTGAAATGGAATTAAGTGATGTTGGAGATAACATATTTTCAATTGGATTAGGAGATTATTCAAGAGGATTGGAAACACTTGGATTAGATGGAGATTATACAAGTAATGGGAGATTTAATAGATTAATTTACTTGAAAGAGAAATTAGAGCAATCAAAAAATGATTTTAATCCAGTAAGTCAAGCATTCCATCTTTTATCATCTGTGGAGCAGATTTATGGTGCTACACCAGTAGATGATAAGTATGAGTATACTATTTATTCGGTGGTGTATGATATGATGGATAAAATAGTTTATCTAAAACCATATGATGAGATTGGATATAAAATAAATCAATTGGAGTGGTATAATGATTGAGGAGGTGATGATTGGTGCAGGTATATTTATTCTTGGCACTTTATTCGGTTATATCTGTACAAGGAATGAGAATGAGTTCAGTTTAATGATGGAGAATGCTATTTTAAAACATCAATTAGATGAGTATAGGGAGAATGAATAAAATAAGTATTTTGAGGTAGTATAATGATAAATTTATGGATGGTATTATTTACCATCATTATTGTATTAATTGGTGTTCAATTTATGTTTTATATGATAAGGTTGGTGAATAAAAATGATTGAATTTAATGATGATATTGAACATTATAAGGATGAGATGGTTCAGAAAATGACTCAATCTTTTAGGAGATGGTTAAAGAATTGTTTTGATGAAGATGTTGATGATAGTGGACTTATAGGATTTGAAGCAAAAATAAAAGAGGATAAGTATCAAGTTGTTTTCCAAATGAAGAAGAATAGTGAAAATGGATGGTGGAATTATCTTAATGATAAGAATGAGATAAAAATTGGTGAGGATAATGATTGAGTTTATTAGTGATTTATTAGGCATATTGGCTTGTGTAGTAATGTTGGAATTTGCTATATTATTTGGGAGTGCGATATATGATTTAATAGGGGATGATGAGGAATGACATTTGAAGATGTAAGAGAATATAAACCTGATTGTCATACATTAGTTCATCGCATATTAAAGAAGATGAGGGAATGTGAAGTTGAAAATATAGATTATGATGTATATTTGAGTAGGAGTAGAGGAGAATTAATTGAGTGTATTAAGATATTGGAATGTTGTTTAGATAATAAGGATAGTAAATATATTGCAAGGAGAGATTATGAAGTGTAAGTCTTGTGAGAATTATATAGTATCATTGGATACTTGTAAGTTCTGTAATTATGAAGAGAAAAAGGATAATCCATTCTTGAAATGGAATGGTGAAAAATATAGAGTGATTTCAGTTGAGTTTAGTAGCAATCATAATAGGATAATAACTGAATGGGAGAGAGTAGAATGAGGTATCATTATTGGGATTTAATCCCACCATTTAAATTACCACACTTAATAGGGGTAGATAATGTGTATCATAGAAATTGTAATGCGATAAAAGAACAGTTATGCAAACATAATATTAAAGCAAGTGTGCATAGGCATAGTTTATTCGATAAGGATTTCTTTATTGTGGATGTATCAGATGATGATAATTGCCGTTGTAGGGGAGATATTGCAGATGCATTAGATATCCCAGTTGATTGGGTTGATTTATACATCTATAATGATGGTTTGGAAGAGTATGGTATCCTTGAAGATGAACTGATTGGAAAATATGGTGATTGTAATGATGAACTGCATTTCAAGGATGAATTTGATTTTATGAAAGTGTTCAAGGGTTCAAGCAATGGATATAATATCAGTCAGAGATTAAAGAAGAAAGGAATCTGTGTCAATCATTTAATTGCTCATAGTGATAGTATTACATTAGGTACTGATTCCAGTTCGGATGCTATTAGTAATGCTTTGAATATTCCTAATGATGCAGTTGCAAGTATTAATAGTTGTGGTTCAAAGATTACTCATATAATATTAATTGATAGGTGTAAAGAATGACATTAGCAGTTGAGTTAGCATTAGGGATTTGGCTTGGGAACATCTTGACAGTATTAATGATTATGGTGTTCAGTATGATATTAGGGTTATTGAATGAGATGTAATTATTGTGGATCAGAGATGAGTAAATCTAAATGGTTTCTCATCTCCATGATTCTCTTCGGTAAGCAGTATCGGAGATGCAGTAGGTGTGGTATGACATCAAGTTATGTTTTAGTCTATCATACTGTGCATGATACTACTGATGCAAGGGAAAAGGAATTGAATAAAAGATTAAAGGATAATTTAAAGGTGGTGTGGAAGAATGGTTGATTTTAGTTTAGCATTAACTGTTCAATATATTGAATACAAACCCCCTATTTTCTGTTCAATATATTAAACACTATAAAAGGTGATGTGTGAATGAGTAATGAAAAATTTATAAATTATTTGGACACTTTAAATGAATGTGTTGAATTATATAAAAGTTTATCTCTTGCAACAGAAATTCTTGGTGAGTTGCCATTGTCAGAGGAGCAAGTTGAAGCAATTAATATTGTATTGGGATCATTACAATCTGAATGGAAAAAACAATTTATTGAATTGTTGGAATTTGGTGTTGATAAGTTAAAAGAAGAAAAAGGGGATGTGTGAATGACTATTAAAGAATGTTGGGAATGCGACCACGATAGTTATTGTCCGAGTTACAATGACCCAAATATTAATCCGAGTAATTGTAACTGGTTGAAGAAACCACAAGTGTTAGGTACTGCTTGGATAAGTGAAAAAGGGTGATTAAATTGATAGAGAAACGATTTAGAATAGTTAATATGGGATTAGATGGGCAATTCATCAAGGATAATGGTAATATTTTGACTGTTGATGATGTTGTTGATTTGTTGAATGAACAAAACGAAGAAATCACAAGATTGAAATTGGAATTGGATAAAGCATTGCAATTACTTGGAGTGATGTAGAATGACAGAGAAACGATATTATCTTGGAAATGGGAAGTTGCTCACTATCTGCGATAGTAGTAAAGGGGGGTCTGATGGATTTAATGGACTTACTAAGTTTGAAGTTGTTGATTTGTTGAATGAGCAACACGAAACAATAGAACAGTTAAAAATCAAAAATGAAAATTTGATTAGAATATCTGCAATGGTGCAAGTGAGAAATGATAAATTAAAAGAAGAAAATGAGCAGTTAAAACAGAGAGTTGAGCAATTAGAAAATCATATAGTAAATAAATTAACTATAATCTGTGGGGATAAGGAGATAAAATGACAGAGAAACGATTTAATGATGTTAAAGGTTATGTATACGATAAAAAAAATTGTATTGGATTTATACAAGATGATTATACTTGTGAAAATATTATTAATCTGTTGAATACTCAGCATGATGCTCTCATCAAAAAAGGTGAGTCATTATCAAAGGTACTGTCTGTGAACAGCAATTATGAGAAATGCTTAAAGGGAATAGATGATGTTTTAAGTAAACATAATATTCATACACTTGAAAAATTGGATCAAGTATTGACTAATGAACGGACATGGTGAAATTACTAAAATAAAAATAGTGAAAACACTAAAATAAAAAAAATGACTTGAAGAAAATACTATAAATAAGTAGTTACCCCTATATGTAACCACCTCAAAATGAGTAAGTAGAATAGGATATTAAAATACTTTAAGAAGCATTTAATATTTCACCTATTAACTCATCAAAAACATCATTTCCTAATTCTTCTCTTAATTTTTTAACTTTATCTGATGCTTTTCTTCTTTGTTGGAGTTGAGTTTCTAAATCTTTAACTTTTTTTTCTAATTTAATATTCTCTTTTTGAGTATCAATCAAATATACTTTAACATCATCATCAATAATCTCATAATCATACTTATGATAAAGTGATACATTATTCATGACTTTTGCATAGAGGCATTTCTGCCTAATAGGATTACTCTTAATATAAGTATCCTGAACATTTGTTTTACCTCTCCCCTGCATCTCATCAATTTCTGCATTACTGATAATGGAATGTTCCTCATATGATAATGCAGATCCATTAATATATGTTGCATGGAATCGCCTTAGATTATGTGGTCTAAGTTTACATTCCTCTGCTACTTTACCTAATCCACATCTATCATTTATAGTTCTACATAAATTACCGAAACTATCAGGGTTAGTTGCTAATAATTTATCAGGTATCCTACCCTGATTCTTTGGCAATCCTATTTCATGTAGTTTAGCCCTTGCAATTATATTAACTGCCTCTGCACCGATAAGTGCATAGTAGGGTTTACCAGTTTTAGCCCTGACTAATTTAGTTACCCATATAACTGGATTATTCTCATCTGCTAACCATTTAAGAGCATCTACATCATCTTCTTTACCATGATACTTTTTTAACTCATCAATAAAACTGCGAGTCAGTAATCTTTCACACTCTGCATTTGATAGACCCCCTTGTATCATAGTCATTGCTCTTGCCCTCATACTGATTTTCATATGTGGCAAGGCACATCTTAACTCTTCTTTTGTTAATATATCCTTGTATTCAATATATTCTCTTCTGCGAGTCCTCTTAGGATTCAATGGAGTGATATATGGTAGGACTACCCTATTTTTTTTATAGAATGTTTTAATCCTTGATATGTAAGCATTTATAGTTCCATGTACCATATCTTGTTGGATTAAATGATCCTGAAACTCTTCTATCCTATCAATGACTTTCAACATATGTGAGGGTACTTGATTAGTCTGTTCATCAAGTGCCTCACATATAAGGTCATCTATCTCCATGCCATGAAATTGTTGGTATTGGTTAAGTACACATAGATAATTTTTTTTAGTTCGAGGTGATAAATTATCTAATACCCTCATGCTTTTTTTACTCATACTCATAGTATCATCTTACCCTTATTTCATTGTTATGTGAGAGAGCATTTGAAAAGTAATTAGTAATACTTTATCCTATTATGAGTATTACTAATCCTCATGAGATACTAATAAATCGAATAGTATTTATATTTATAATACTATAAAAAAAATTAGTATTTTATGCTCTCTATTATTAGTGTTTATGAGTACGAGTATATAAATTTATCGAAAAAAAAATCCGACAATCCCAGTTTATCAGAGGATTTATTTTTCTCTGATAAAATAGAATTGTCGGATTAATATAATCTATTCTTCATCTTCCGAATAATAATCTAATAAGTATTGGAGATAGAACTGATTAGGTTTTCTACCAGTATCCTCTTCCCCACTTAATTCCTCATAGATTAATTTTAGATAATGATTTACACTCTTCATATTCCCAGTTACAGTTACTCCTAATAGTTCTGCTATTTCTTTCCAGTATTGGTTTTCAATTTTCATATTATCGATTTAAATTAGCCATGAACCATGCAGGGTCTATTGCTTTCTGTGTGCCGTTCATACACCAGTTACTTGTTACTCCACCACCATTAAGGACTGATGCAGGATCTCTATAAATCCATGTGTTGTCAGTATGTTTTTTATGTCTTAATTTTAGTCTGACATGACCATCTCCTCCCCTGCATTGTATATGGAGGCAATGGACTTCATATCCTAATGCTTTGGCGATATTAAAGAATACATGACAACTATCAGTACAATTAACTCCTTTACCTTGTTTCATTCTACGGATAGACTCTGCATTACTATATCTGTCATCATAATAATATCCGTATCCTTTCCCTGCTACTTTACCTAATGCACCATCAATAGTGGATACTGAACCGAATACATCCTTAAAATATTCAAAGACTTCATTAGTGGTTTCAGTTGGTTTAGTGAATGCTTTGGAGTTTACTGTTACATAATTAGGGTATGCTTTCTTATCATGGAGATAAATTAGGATTCTTGCGAACATATAAACATAATCATTCACTTTGACTTTTTTACCATTGCAAGTAATATAATTAGGCAGACTCTTATTCTCCTCTACGAATTTAATCATCCTTTCAGCCATACTGATATAGTCTTTCTTGATGATTTGTCTGCTTAAATTATCCCCAGTTGATTTTGGGGCTTCCCTGAATGATATTTGAGTGAAACTCTTATTAGGTTGGAGTATACTCTTTGCAAAATAGTACCCCCATCTCTCATTGACTCCTAACTTATAATCCTTTTCTACACTCTTCTTGCATTGATTTGCTCTTTCAATAATTGTTTTATATTCATATACTGCCATTACTTACTCCTTAAACGATATAAGTTAAACTCCCATAAATATCCATACTTGTGTTTGCAGTTCCCATCCTAATATACATTGACCCATCAGGGTTTATAGTCAATAAACCATCTAATTTATCACCATCATAAGTACAGACATTTTGATAGAATGTATTCGATGGTCTGTACTCTGATGGGATTTTACCACTTGCAAGGACTGTATAGTCTGATGTATCATTAAATGATACTGTTACAAGGTGATATATGCAAGTAACTATACTCCCTTGCTTATTGAATGTCATTGCACAAGTGGTTAGATTATCAGAATCATAATCACTTGCACTTACTGTGTAAGTGGTTAAATAAAGAGTATTGTAAATATCAGTTATCTGCTCATTAGTTTCAGATTTATACTCATCAAATTCCTCAATAGTTAATAATTTATAAGCATCAGTTGTATTATCCCATACAAGAAAATATAACTCATCAATATCCTTTCTCATCTGATATTCATCACTCATCTCATTCACCTATCCCATTCATAGTATATCTCATCTGTTACTGGTGTTGCACTTGATGAGAAACTTGTAGATTCTTTTTTAGCATCAGTACGGAGTTTCCTAATGTTTTCCCTCATCTGTGCATTAGGATCAAGTTCATCCAATCCAATAGTTGTCTGTATTCTTGGCATCTTATCATTATGAAACTCTACCTTGATTGATTTAACCTCTTTCACATCATTAAGTTTCTTTGCATTAGCCACTACCTTAACCAAATCTCCTATCCTAATATTAGGATAATTCGGTACTGTAATAGTGAATGTATATTGTTGCTCAGTATTAAATTTCTCATTCATTACTGCATTGAAATATGCCTCTTTCGTAGTGATAGTATTATTAGAAGTCTGTAAGGTGCATTGCTCCCCATAATTCAGAATTGAATCAGAGTTTCTTGAATCAACATAACGATATGTTCCATCATTGATTTTGAATACTTGCATACTCATATTATAAAGTGAACTAACTGGACTGTATGATATACTATTCCATGATAAAATATTATTGTTATCACCCTCACTTGCAGTAAATGATTCGGTTGCTTGATTTAATACCCTGAAATTGATACGGTCATCTTTTCTATGAAGTCCATAAGTCATATCAACATAGTATCCACTACTCTTCACAAGTTCCTGCATCATTGAATTAACTGATTTACCACATGAATTTAATTCAGAGGGTTCTGCAAGATGATTATCATTAAAGAGTACCTGATACAAATCCATTTTACATGATGAGTCATCATTAGTGGAATTATCTTGCTTATACCAATCAGTATCCTTACCTGACTCTGCTTTCACTTTTGGAGCGATGAATTGTAGTGATTGTAAATAATACTGTTTTCCTTGACCATGTCTACTGACTGCAAGGAAATCAATCAAGGACTGTTTAATAATAGATTCTTTGATGGTATTATTAATCCAGTAAGGATTAAACCCTAAATCATTCAAGGAGTATGGGTCTGTGGCATTTTGAGTGAATTTAACATAGACTTCATACTTTTTAGCAGTAAAGGACTGTTCTAATGAATAAACGATTTTGAGGTATGCTTGGAATGGTTTACTTATATCGTATCCTTTGGTGGTGGTTACTGTTGTAGTCTGTGTTGTAGTGTTGGATGTCTTTGCTTGTACCTTATCAATTGTAGTTCCGTTGTACTGGTTCACATAACTGGCAGATTTGGATTTACTTGTGTTATTAAGCATATTATTGTATTTAGTACCCCATCCATATTCTCTGTATGGGAAATCTTGCCATTTATTGTTTTTATCCTTATAAAGAACAGACCTATGGTTACTGGCTTCATTAGTGGTATACTGCACTATTTTACAACTCACATTATACTTTTTCAGTTCTGTGAATATCAAATCAGAGAATGCCCAACAATCACCACTCCCAGTCTTTTTCATTGCAGAGTAACTTGATGTAGTTCCCAATTTATATTTATACTTGAATGCTATCTTTGTAATAGCAGAAAAAACATCATCAGAGGTTACTTTAACATTAGTGGAGGGTACACCACTTAACTCTCCTCTCTTTAACTTATATGCCTCACTTTTAGAAGAGGATACTGCACTACCAGTAGATTTTAAGGATTTCGCACCTGATGTAATATGCTCATGACCCTGAACAGAGTAATCGGCATCACATGATTTACAGAAGATATGACCCTCTGCACTACCTCCCTCTGACCTACCAGTACATTCAAATCTACCCCAGTTACTTGTTTCATTTCCTGCCCAAAAGATGCCCCAGTAGAGTTCTTTACTACCACAATGAGGACATTTCCTTTCAAATATCTGTTTAGTCCATCCACTCTTTGTATCTTTCGGTGCAGATGGTTTACCGATGGCTATAAGATAATTACCATCTTGACTGACTCCACATTTAGTCCATGTCTGATTACCAACGGCAGTATCAGATGAATCCACTTTCTCTGTTAATTTAGATTGGCTTTCAGTTTTAGGATCTCCCATACCATACACGATATGAATGTAAGGATAATTGGTGATTTCAGGTGGAGTCTTTGCTACTTTTGAGGCATCATATAAATCCCATACTTGTTGATTCAGGGATTCAGGCATATTCCTTATGAGGATATAATTGTTATTAGTAGTGGCAAGTCCATTAGTGGCAGTTATCTCTTTAAGTTTTTTATTCTTACCATATGTGATGGATAAGCCCTCATTAAACTTTTCTCCATCAACTGTATAATCTTTGGTGATATTACTCTTTAATGTAACCTCATGAATGTCGCAGAGGTATTTTAATGCTTGTGGATAATTATCAAAATTCTTTGTCATTGAATCCTGATACTCATCATCCTTTTGACTCTTCGTACCTTGTTGCAGTACCATTTGGTCTAAAATATATTTATTTTGACCATCAACTAATCTATCGGCACAATGGATTGTTAATTTAGTCCTATCAGAATCAGGAAGTATAGAGGAGATGTATCCACCGAATATCCTACGAACCTCATTATCATTATCCTTTACATAAAAATTGACTTCATCATGATAATCAATATAAAATCCTGATGGGCTTAAATCACATTCCAAGTCATCATCATAAAAGATTTCGGCTTGTAATTCATTAGGTTTCACCATATCATTATTAGAGTAGGATACAGATGTTAATACAAGATTACCCTCTTCTGAACCAAGTGCATCACCATAATAATTATCCCCTACATATGTGATGACTTTACGGACTATTACTCCCATGAAATAGCAATTGAATGGTATTTCAAGGTGCAAATCAACTACTCCACGATTGAAATGCTTGTAACTGATTATCCGTTTAATTACATTATTCTCTCCACTAAACAGAGCATCATCATCAACGATTACATTATCTCCTTGACTGAACTTCCAATGACCAGTTAAATCCTTTGAACTATTACCTTTTGCATAAATATGATTGGATTGCTCAAATACAAGGTCTACACGATAATCACCCTCTTCCAAAGCATTATAGGTTAAATCAAAGACCATAGGGTCTTGACCATCAGTTGATTTATATGCAGTCCAAGACTTCCAACTTGTTTTAGTAGCATTCTTGGTGGGTTCAAGATTATTGTTTTCCCTTGTATAGATTTTAGTGTGTTTAGGGTCAAAGGAAAATATCTCTAATTTAACATATTCATCAACTGGTCTGATGATATTCTTTCGATGAGCAGAGAAATCCCTTGTTATATGCTTACTATACATCACTACCTCAATACATCAATTCTCTGTTCTGTCTGATTAATAAATTCCATAAAGATATTAATTGGATGGTCAATGTCAGGTTCATCATCGAAATGAGGTGCTATGACTGTACATGGACTGGCAGATAATCTGTTAGTGAACATTTTAGTCCTTGTTGGTCTAATTACTTGCAGAAAATTCCCATCAAGTGAATATAAGTTCGCATAACTGCTATTAATGAATCCAATCTCTTTTTCAGTCTGTATCTCTGATGGCTCATGATAATCCATATATTCCCCCTCATTAAACATCAGACCATTAAAGTATAATGGGTTTTCAGAGGTTATATTAATCATGACTAATTCTAATTGGAACTTGACTGCCATATCTACAAGAGAGTCATCTATTTCAAATGTAGTGTGATAAGTGGAGTAGGTTCTATCAACTGCCCATCTTCTGCTTGTATAAACTGGTTTACTGTTCAATAGTATCTCATCACCATCCCTATCGTATAGATGGAGTATAAAATAGATTACGGATGGCAGTCTGCTCTTCATTTTATCAATGCTAAATGTCAATTGATTATTGGAGAAAATAACCACTTCTTTTGGTAATAATAAATGATATTCCAGTTCCATTATGATACTCCACTATTATATTTATAATATTTTAGATTGTTGATTTTAACAAATGATGGATTGGCTGATGAAATTCTAACTCCACTTGTAGGGATACAAGAAATAAAGAATTTAGCAGATAATGATACATTTCCTGCTTGGGATACATTACCAACTACTTGTTGAATATTATTTGCAAAAAATTTAAAAGTATCATTTGATGAATCATAAACCAGTTTAAAAACAGTTCCTACTGAATAATCGGTAGGATTGAAGCGAATACCTTTATCATGTAACCCAAGATACATTAATTGAACTATTTTAGGGTTGCTTACTAATTCAAAAGATAATACAAATGATCCAGTTAGTTTACTGAAATATAACCCATAATAATTTGATTCAGTTGTTTTTAATAGGATATAATTACTTGACATTGATACTGTATTTCCCCCAGTATATATAACCCCATTTGTCCTATCATATCCACCAACTGAATATGAGTTATCATAAAATATACTCTTGTTAGGGGATTCTTGATGCCAGTATTTCCGAACATCCAACATAACATCAGTATCTTGTACGGAATTTGTAAGACCATATCTTGCACGAATAGACATATTTCCACGATATGCTCCTTTATAAGTAGCAGTAGCAACATTATTAGCATCAGTATATGATACAGGTGGGTCAATCACATTACTATTTTGATAATATTGAGTTGAATCAGGAGAATACAGCCATCTTATTGGGATATTCTCTACATTAGTTCCACTTACAGTTGCAGTTAATAATTCATCATTATTCGCAGTTGTAATCCCATCTTCAAATGATAACTGAATATCAGTAGGATTAGCAACTATTATACTAATAGTCTGTGAATTTGAACCCTCATAACTTGCATAATAATCCCCACTACTTAATGAAGATAGAGTGAATGTAGCGACACCATCAGTATTTGTTGTAGCAGTTGTATTATTGAATGATACTGATTTATCAGATAATGGAGTATTATCCATATCATGTAAGGATACTTTAATATAATTATCTAATCCAGTTAGGAATGGATTTGGATATGAGTCAATATTGATTATGTATCCGACATATAATTCTTGTGATTCCTCTGCTTGTAGTATCCTTGATGATCCAGTAACTTCGGCAGTTATTATATGTTTCCCATCTTCTATATCTTCTATTTCAAATGATGCAGTATTTGAATCTACTGGGGTTGTAATGGTCTGATTCAATTCCCCATCAAGATAAATGTTAATATCTAATCCATAGACTTGTGATGGGGTTAAATCATTAATTGTTACACTTACTGACCCCTCTAATGTTCCACCAGTTGATATTTGAGTTGGGGTTTCATCGAATGAGATTTGTGTTTCAAACTTGCTTGGAATATCTTTCTCAAATTGTATAATCTTTGATTTGGATGATAAGCATTGACTATTGCCCTTATAAGCCATTCTTAAATTATGCACATCACCATAACTTAATAGGAATCCACCACTTGTACTGTTACCGATTGTGGTTTCTCCATCATCATCATCCCAATCATACATTCCTAATATAATATCATTATCAGTCAGGACAACTTTTGATGATCCTAAATCCCTTAACACATTATATTTTACTCCTACACGATAACCCTCTATACTATCATCAGAGTTGCTATATTCAACTAATTCCAGTAATGTATCGGTTGTATGAGCATACGATTCATCTCCCCTTACAAAGAATACTTTCTCATTGATTTCCTTATCGTATAATGTTGTTACACGAACCATTATTGCACCACCTTATTGAATGTTGTTGTATTAGAGTTTATATTACTATTGCCCTTGTATACTACCTTGAATTTATATGTCTGTGCAGATGTGAGTTTGAAACTGACTTTACCATTCGCATTAGTGGTTTTTGATTTTAATTTCCCATTCACATAAACAGAGAGTTTAGCATTGCTTAAAGGAGTACCGAACTGGTCTTTAAGGAATATATCAAGTGTGCCATTAACTGCAATGACACCAGTAGTCCATGTTACAACTGCATTCGCCTTTTTGATAGTGATAGTCTTATATGGATTGGTTTTTGCGACTATATGACCTCCATCAACATAATAAGCCCCTATCTGATAAGTGCCGACTGGATAATTTACATTCATCCATCCAGTTATTCCTTTACTATCAGTTTCACCAGTCGCTACTGTGGATGGTGTAACGGCTTCAATTGTCTTGCCACTCACTCCACTACCATTCTTTGTCAATATAAAGTTTACTTTGGTCTTATCATTCCATACAAGTGATGATATGTTTGGATTTTGGAATACAAGACTATATTCACCATCCTGACTCTGTGCAGTATCAACTTTGAAATGATATTCATCAGTTATACTCATTGAATTGAAGTTATCACCTACATAAACTCCTTGCATAGTGTAATCGCCAGTATTATCGAACTTAATTGCAAACTGTTCATGTCTGCATGGACTCTCACCGATTTCTGCGATTACACCATCCTCTACTGCCTTGACAAGACTCTCATCACCATTCAATAAGATATTCACTCCCTCTTGTGTATCCCATATGTTAGTGGCAGATGAAGTGGATACTGTAATCTTCGTTATCTCATCACCAATTTCATAATCGGAGAATGGGATATTAAAGACTACTCCATCAGTAGTGGTGGTAGCAGAGTATGATGGGGAGTGTATGCCAGTAGCCCCATTAATATAAGTGTTCAATACAAGATTAGACTTATATTGATAATTCGTTGAGAGATTAATTGTTAATTGATGATTATTATCCTTAATTAAATAACTCATTTATCGCTCCTTTTTTTTGTTGTTGGGATTTTTTCTTCAAAATTCAACAGTTTTATAATGGATAGATACGAAGGTCTTTAAATTTAAATTCTGATTTGCTTGTACCACTTTCAATCACAAAGAAAAACCTAAATTGGTTATTTGTAGAATTATTAATTGTTTGTAGAACAGTATTATCTTGTTTGAAGATAATTTGAGTTGGTGTAATGTCAATAGTGATATGACCACCAGTATTGAATGAATATCCATGATATGTTGTTGTTTGCCCATCTTGGTATCTTGCGATATTAGTTCTGCAATAGTTTTCGGCACTTGTTAAATCCAATTCTACACGATAACCACTACCAACATTTGTTAAGTAAGTGTATACTTGTTGAGTAATAGATACTGATGTTCCATCGGCTTCTCTTGTGAAACCAGTTGTACTGTTCCACATTGTATCATTCTTATCAGAAGATGTTGCTCTATCCAAATATGTAGCATCAATTAAATTGTATTCGTTACTTTCAAGGTCTTGTACTTTGGCGATGTAATGTTCTTCTCCACTTCCATCACCGATTAAATTGCAAGTGGCGATACCATTCACATTTGTAGTAGAAATTGGAACAGTTTTGTAAATCTTCAAATCATTAAAAGTAATGCTTTCAGTATTCTTACCAAGATACATTGATGCTCTGACAGTTCCACTAACAATATTACCACTTGTTGAAACACCAATATTTCCTTCAATCGCCTTCGCACCATTTTCATCAATAAGGATTTTATAATGCCCAGTTCGATTAAACCATATAAGATATTCATTTGGTCCATCGTAAACATCTAATGCAGTTCCACCACCACCAACAACAGTCCTTGATGATATATCAAATTCTGCAATGATAGGTAATGGATATAATCTTTCATTTGCTCCTAATAAGAAATGAGCATAATCCCCAGTAGCAGTAACTGTTCGATTATTACCACTTGTTGTAGTTGTTGCTCTGATTGTTACATAGTTACTACCAGTATCAGTATATAATGTATCTGTTATTGGATAAACTTTCACATCACCAGTAATAGTTAAATCCTTAAATTTAAAACTACTGTTTCCATTACTCCTTGATGCTTGAAGATACCATCGGAAACTCTCAATGCTCATAGATGCAGACCTTTGAGAGTCTAAAACATCATCAACATAAAATTTATATCCATTTTTATCAACTTCCAATCGACAATGACCTTCTCTGAAAAAGTTTGGATAATTATATGTTCCATCAGTTTTTTTAATCGCTAACATTGGACTCATCTTATCTATGGTTATAGAGTCATATTCTATAACAAATCCCTCATCTACGAACTGATAATAGTCAAATATGTATGGAATGATTTGCATATATGTTGAAGAGTATTGACTTGCATCTGTTTCAATTAATATGCCAGTAGAGTCTATTGTTAGTGTATTGGCAGTATTTGAAAGGTTTGACCAATAATTAGGAAGTGTTGATGAAGTTTCACCAGTTGTGGTATATAACTGTTTATTTTTTTGTATGAAATCCACACTTTTCCCACTTATACCATCCTCATCATAATCCAAGACTGTTCCTTGCAATTGAATAGTATCCCCTATCTGTATAATATCCTTTGTAGCATATAATCGTATACCATATGGTATAGTCTTATCAGAGTCAGTTGATATAGTATATGTTCCTAATTCCCCCTCATAAACTCCTAATCCAGTAGGGATTTCATCTCCGATTGTTTCAATCTCACCCTCTAATGTGAAGATATAATCCTTACCAACTTCAAATGGCACATCATCAAAATCAGAGTAATGAGTAGTGCCATCATATATATCCACGATGTCTAATGTGCTTGTATCCCTATCAGACACTTCAACTTCACTCACTACCACATCAGATGATGATAATCCTTTTTTACCCCCTACTGACATCGGCAGTAAGTTGCTATTATTCATCAAATCCCAATATGATGGCAAGTCTGTCGGATAATCCCCACCTACTTTCTCTGCCCATACAGTACCAATGGTGGTATCAAACCATATATCCTCATTATTATGATTTATCATGATATATGGATGCCCACGATAGATTGTGAATACTGAATCAGATGCTTGTATCTCTATTTTATCATCAGAGATTGAATTAATGTTGATGTCATCATATTTCTCTAAATGGAAGCGATATAGGTTGATGTATTCCCTTGATTTAGAATCATATTTTCCCAAATATAATCTGCCATTCAAACGATTGAATCCAAGTCTAACCAATCCATTCTGAATGTAGACTACATCATATCCGTAATTAAGACTGAATATGGAGTATCCATCATAAACAAGGTCTGTACCATTCTTATACTGGTAATAAGGATTGATTAGGTATGTAAATTCTTCTCCATCATCTTCAAGATAATAGATTGTACCCTCCTCTGCTTGTCTTGTGAACACTATCTCCTTGTTTGCGACTGGGAATGGACTAACATAGAGTTTACTGTATTTCTCTGCATAATCAGAAGTCAATAATGTATCCATTACAGTCAAATCAACATAGAAATCAACTGCACCAGTTTCGGCATCAGTATTCCAGTTCTTAACATCAATCTCATAGATATACTTGCCACTACCAGTCAATTCAAAGGACTGTGAAGTTTCTCTGCCATTAAAACCAGTTTCTATGACATTCAATTTATTATTAGTGATGTTAAATAATGTTGTTGAACCATATAATTGCTCATTATCCTCATCTTCAACTTCATCATCATCCAAGATGGAATAATCTCTCCAAAGGGCTATATCATTCTGTGTTGATGTATCCCAACCGACACCATCCCATCTCCTTGATATAAGACTTGCAGATACAGTATCATCAGTTATCTCAATATTTGCATACTCATATTCAAATACTGTCTGATTAGTTTCATTATCGATGAGTCTGATTATACGATGTATATTATTCTCCTTATCCTCTGCCATTAAGGTTGATAACCATTCATAACTGACTACTGACTGATTAGGGAGTATATCAGTTGATTTGATATTGAAATACTGATTATTAGTGATTGATAAGATATTCCTTACAGTATCTTCAGCTTCCTCATCATCATTATATAGGAATGTACCATCAGTATCCACCATGAAATAACCATCATCCAATGATGTACCACTACCAACGGATTCAACCATTAGGGATGGATAGTCATAAGTGGCTACTTTCACTCCTTTTTCAATATGGAATCTTGTATTCAAGTTATGGGTCAGATACTTGACATCAATATCACATTTATACCAATGGGGATTCGTATAGGTTGTGTTTACTGCATAGACCTCTACCCATCCCCTATGGTTCAAACTATCCCCCTCAAAGGATTTATGGTTCGTATTGATAGGGATTGGCTTATCCATCTCAATTAAACCTTGCAAAGTAGTTACTTGTTTAGGGTGCAATCTCACATTCAAAGTAATATCTTCATCGGTAGCAAGTTTCTTACCCATATATCTTTTATTCTTATAATGAGTATCAATGAGTGTATCCTTGAATGTGCTTTTAGGGTCAAAATGAGTCTGCTCCAATGGAATGCAACCAATATAATCCAAATCCTTTTGCATATACATCTTCAAGGAACATTCAGACTGTGTCATCAGGGAATCCTCTTCCACTACTTGTGATGGCAGATAATTACCATACATATCAGTATCAGATGACACACGATGATCCACAATCATTATATCTTGACCAGTCAGATATGCCTCATTCTCATTCTCTGATGGCTCTGATGAGATGACATAGACATATGGATTAGCGACATCATAATCAATAGTTGAATCATTAACAGTAGCAGTATTTGACCCCACTACTGATGGATAATAACAATACTTTAATTTAGCAGTATATTTAGAATATTGAGGTACATTTAATGTAAGCACATTATCAGTATTAGATGCTATACTGACACCAGTAGAACCAGTTTCCAATTCCCATGTTCCACCAGTAACTGTTTGATTATTCGTGAAAGTGAATGTAGCAGTAGTATTAGATTCAGACTGACCAACTGCATCAACAAATACACACATACGATGATTCTTATGTGGATTTGGTGATGTAGACAAGTCTAATCCAACTGCACCATCACTATCCCCACCCCTATTCACATAGAATGGATGAGGATAAGTACCAAGAGCAGTATTATCCAATACTATTTGATTATCCCCACTAACCAATGGTTTCAGAGTTAAAGTTAAATTAGCATTCTTTGAAGAGTCAATAGTCCATTCTCTTGTAGTAGGATTGAATGTACCCCTTGAAGCCAATGAGTCAATAATCTCAAATCCAACTGGAATATCCACATCAATGACTTGTGTACCATCATTCGCCTTTGACTGTGTTAGGAAAGTAGCACGAACCTGATAAGGTTCATTGACTCTAATATTCTCTACTGGTGTTAAATCAGTCCATTTAACAGTATATTTAGGGATTTCATATTTGACACGAAGTTCAATATATGCACAATAAACATTCCATGCAGTAGTCTTTGATACCTGATTCCTTGCACTATTAAAGACAAGGTCAATCCCCATTATAGTGGAATTGAATGCAGATATATCAAATCCACCTTTAAGGATGTCCTCTTCTTTCATAGTGTAAGTCAAGTCCATCCACTTATCTGATAAATCGGCAGTTGGATAAATACAGTATGAACCACTATTCCATCCAGTACCATTCACTTTCGTATCATCATACTTGGAAGTGGTGGCTTTACCATATATATTGAATCGGCAGTTTGGTCTGACTACATTGACTCCCTTATCCACTTTCATCCTTGCAATGAACTGTATCTCCTTGACATAAGCATTAGATGGGAGATTCAATTCAAACTGATGCCCAGTTAAAGTGTATGGTTTATTATAGACTGTTTTCTTCTCTGCACTACTATATGATGCAGAGAACCTTGAAGTCGCATAAGTGTTATCTGTTCGTGTTAAAGCATTATCCGTACCACTCCAATGAATCTGTGCTTTAAGGTTAGGGTTTACTTGCTCATTAACTACTTGTGCAAGATGATAAACTACAAAATCATATTCATCTGCCATTATCTACCATACTCCAAGTTCCATATTACCCCATCAACTGGACTGGTGAATGTGCCATCCAAATCAACACCTTTATTATTTATAGCATAAGCAAGGACATATCCACTACCATTAGCAACATTAACAAGGAATGCACCTTTAACTGATACAGTATCAACACCAAAATCATATGTTAAAAGAGTTGAACCCATACTGATAGTCCTTGCACCATTAATGCCTTTTGAATAAGTCAATGCACATAAACCATCATCAGAGTTCTCTGTTGTAATGATATTAACTCCTATTCCTTTACCATTCACAATACTATATGGAGTGATTAAAGTACCATCAGAGTCCAAACAATCATCTATATTATCTGCACAATCAGATACAAGGATAACCTTATAATTTGGAGTAACACCATCCATATCCCTTGTATCAAAGCAATCTTCACGATTAATATCATCAATAAAGGAATCCACTCTTGTGAAATTGAATATACTATCCATTGATTATACTCCAAAAAATTGTATCCTTATTAAACTTCAATTGATTAGTAATTTCAAAGGATGTATTATTAATCGAATAACCTAATACAAAGCCACTATTCTTATCCCTTAAAAAAAGGGCTTTTAAAGGAACTATACTATCCCCTATACTCCATGTAACATCTGCATTCAATTTAATAACATCATCCTGCCATTTCAAACCACAATCAATCGCTTGTGCAACTGTAACATCATTATTCAATGTACCATTAGCATCAAGACAATCAGTAATATCAGATGGTGAATAAGAAGCCACCACCAACTGAAAATTACTTGCACCATTCATAGATGCCACATCAAACGATTTACCCCATTTAGTCAAAAATAATGGGGTTCTACTCCAATCAAACAAATGTGAAACTTCAACCATATCTTTTATCCACCTCTAAATAGTTACTGTGTATGGATCATTAAACTCTTCTCTCATAGCCCTTTTAGTAGCATCCTCAATCCTACCATCTAAATCCTCAACACCATAAATAACGGAATTAGACATATCAACTGTAATATTAACTGTTTTACCACCATTAGAACCACTATAATGTCTTGCACCATTAGGACTACCTGCACTTGCACTTGGAGTCCATGTTCCTCTGTTCTGCCAACCAGTAGTATCCATTTTATGACCATTAATAACTGCCCATACATGACCATAAGTCTGACCATCAGGGTCAGTCCATGTACCATGAGCCATACTACCACTAAAACCACAAGCATTAGCGAATGCTATGAGGGCTAATGCTCCATCATAACAATTACAAGCCCCTGATTGTAATGCACCAAGCCAACTGCCTTTCCATGAACTATCATAGTAGAATTTGTATGGTATAGCACTAAATATCGCTCCTGCCATTGATTGAAAAGCATCCCATGAGATTTTAGGTGTGCCATCATTAAACTCACCAACCTTGAAATGAGTTGATGTGCCAATACCACCTAATAATTGGATAACTGGTGAACCAGTCTGCCAAGCATCAGATTTATCCTTAATGAACTTATTATGTTCAGTAGCGAAATTCCATCCACCAAATCCATGACCCTCACCAACCATAGATAAGAATAATGGAACATCAATAACATCAGTATTCTTATATCCATCAAAGAGATTACCACAAGCACCATTAGGACATAATTTCTGTTTCAATGAGGCAACAGTCATAGTATTATCCCCAGTCCATCTGCTACCTCCACCACTATATCCATTAGGTTTAAGTATAGATGAGAATGTTCTACCTGCACTACGATTAGGGCTTCTATTACTCCTTAAACTTGGTGAACCTGCCCATTGACTTGGGTTCTGTATTTTACGATAGAATCCACCTATTGTAGTGCTTAACTCATCAAATCTCTGTTTACTATCATCCCTGATTTTCTTCGCACTTGCAAGGATACTATCTTTCATTACAGTCCATGCACTTGTCATTTGTTGAGTAACTTGTGAGGTACTATCCCTCATCGCCACCATCTTTGCATTAGATGTAGTTTTCATGTCCTCAAATGCAGTAGTGTTCTTGCTAACCATCGAATCCAATGATGACCTTTGATTATTCTTCATGGTACTGAATGAACCTGCCACATTTGATGCAGTTGATGTAGCAGTAGATGTTATTTCAGAGGCATTACTCATGAATTGACTGGTCAAATCATCAATACCAAGACCCTCAAATGCACCATGAATAATTTGGTCTACCCCTGATAAACCAGTAGATATACCAACATTAAAACTATCACCAACGGATTGTCCTTTATCATGTGCCTCTGTTTCAGGATCTTCCCCAAGTCCAAGCAACTTCGCAATATCCCCTAAAACTGGGGTATTCTCAATCCCCCAAGTAACTGCATCGATTAAAGGTTGAATAATATTAGACTGAACCCATTCTTGTATAGAACCAACATCAACTGTAAATAAACTCTCAATAAGAGTAGCAACACTCATACCATTACCAAAAGCAAGGTATGTCATAGGATTAGATATAAAATCACTCAACACATCACGAATCGGTTGAAATACCACTTGGTCAATTTCAGTCTGAACATCAGGATGATCCTCACCATTCTCTGCACTAACTGGCTTACCTAAGATACTATCCATAATGAAATCAACAAGATTCCAATCACCTAATTTCTCAGCAACAAGACCACCAAGACCTCCACCTTGAATGAAATCAACAATAGGTTTCAAAAGAACATCATATAACCAAGTCAAATCACCCATTAAAGTATGACCTTGCAAAGCATTTTGAATAGTAGTACCATTAAAGAAATCAGTTACAGTAGTTCGGATAAACTCTTGGAAAGCATCACCTAATTCCTTACCTTTGCCCTCCAATCCCCAACTACGAGCAAGACCTTGTGTGAATTGACCCACGAACATATCTCCAAGTCCATTAATCAACCCCCAAACAAGACCCATAAGAGCATCTGCCAATCCTTTTGTAGCAAGATTCAAATCAAACTCTTTAATAGAATGGTCTATCTCTGCAACTTGTAACCATAACCATTTATCAACATACTCAGTTAAACTCTGTGCCTGACCTAACTCCTCCTTTCGCTCTGCAATAGTCCTACCACTCTTAATGATTGGTTTTATTAAAATAGATATTTCAGTTGGGTCTTTACCTGCATCCCTTAACTCTTGTAACCAATAATCAACTGTGGTTTTATTCTTTTCAAGTTGATTATTAACTTTTTGTAGTGTTTCATATTGTTGATCCCATCCATCAAGGGCTTCCTGCCAAAATGGAGAGGATATTTGATTCGCTTCCTCAACATTAACCCCATAATCGATTAATGCCTGATTAATATCTCTTTGAACCTCTAATGACTTCTCTTGTTTTATGTCATCATATAAATCTTGTTTATGTCTTGCCCATGCAACACTATTAACTGCATCCTCATAATTCCTTGTTGCAGTAGTCAAGTCATCAGTAGTGGTTTTTAATTTATTAGCAGTAATGTTATACTCAGCAGTACCCTCTTCTAACTCTGCTAATTTACTTTTGAGATTATTTTGTTTCTCTGTTAAACTATCAACTGTACTTTTAGCATCATTAATAATAGTATCCCCATTATTAACAATCTCTACAAATTTCTTGTATTTCTCAGTTGTTTTATTAATCTCAATTGCTTGTACAATTAATGCCCCAGTAACAACGGCTAATGCTAATGCGAATGCACTAAAAGTAGCGATTGACACTAACATCTCTGCATTCAAACCCTCTAATGCAATTGTTTCGGCTTCAACACCAGTAACAGATGATAATAAAGCAGTTCTGAACCCATATTCTTTAACAGTAGCCAAATCTAATCCAATTATAGTAGATAATATTGCTTTATACTTACCCATCTGTGCAAGTTCTTCTGCTTCCAGTCCAGTAACTGACATTGCAATAGCAGTAGTTAAATCATATTGGGCAACTGTTTCGGCTTCCAATCCAAGTATAGTAGCACCTATTGAACCACTTAATCCCATTTGGGCTATTTGCATTAAATTAGCACCAGTACGGAGATGGACTAATGCAGTTGCAACTGTACCAAGAATAGTAGCAAGTCCTCCCCATTTAACAATGCTCTGTGCAATACCATCACCACTTAACCAATCTAATGCACTATTCAATACTTCGGCGAAACTTGAAGCCACCACCATTATATCATTGAATACACCTAATATTGCAGGTTGCACTCTCTCAACCATATCAGCAGACCATTCAGAGAATCTGTTCTGTGTGATTAATACGGCATCGTTTAAGGAATTAGCTTTCGCTACGAACTTATCCCAGTTCCTACTCTTCCCTACTTTGTCTAATGCCTCTAATAAGCCCATTACATCGTTCTTATCACCAGACCAACCTGCTTCTTCAAGTTGCTTACCCTTAACACCAGTTTCTCTTGATAATCTCTGAAACTCGCCTTGTAAGATGTCCTTTACTGCCAAACTGGCTTCATTAACATTCCTACCTGCTCTCAAATACTCTGAGGTAATCATTGACACAACTGGCATCGCTTTCTTCATTTCAGCAGTAGTCAATTCAAATTCAACACCAATAGAGGAAATGGTTTCACCAAGAGCATACTTATTCAAACGAGGGAATTTAGCAATAGTTTCATCTAATGCCTTATTAAAATCATTAACTTGGGCTTTACCATACCCCAACATCTGAAAGTACCCATTCATTTCAGACTTAGCATTAATAGTTTCAGTAGTGGCAACACCTAAATTATGAATGAAATTATAGGCAATCATAGACCCAACAAGAGTCAAAGCATTACGAACCATACCTAATGAAGAAGATAAAGTCTTATTAGCATTAGCATATTTAGTAGTGGAAGCAGATGCTTTATCCTTACTCATAGCATCCTTTTCAACACTCGCAGACTCCTGCATAGATGCACTCGCAACCTCTCGCTCCGTATTTGCTAATTGATTCTCGCCACTAATCAATCGCATAACTGCATCACGATTACGATTCAAAGCATTAGCAGACTCCCTCTGTGCCTCAACTGACATTTTACTTGTAGATGAGAGTTCCCTCTCGGCTACAACTAAACCCTTAACCTTAATCTCTGTACCATTAAGAGTCTGACCCCATGCTTTAAAGATATTATTCATAGTATTGATACCCTGCTCGACATCAATTGTTTCAGAGGATAATATCTTTAAACCATTAGCCATTTTATTAATAGCAGTTGATAATTGACTAAACTTATTAAGGTTAGTTATAGAATTATTGAATAATTTTAATTCATTATTTAAATGCCCTAAATGTGTAAATAACTCATCAATGGCTTTCCCCATTGACTGTGAATTAGAATTAAATTTAACAATACTCTCTTGGAATTTAGTTAATGCTCCAAGTGAACTCTCTAATCCACTATTAAACTTACTGGCATTAAGAGTTAATACTGCCGTAATATTCCCTGCCGTAGCCAATCTAATAACCTCCCTTAAATGTTCCAAATAAACTCATATAATCAGTTTCAATAATGCTATAAGCCATACTCTTTGATGCTTGAATACCATTATAAAGATAAAATGGTTGCCCTCTCTTTGGATGGTTCAATAAATGATTATGTTGATACTCTGCATAATGGAAATGAGAGTCAGGATCTTCTGCATCAAACCCAATTTCAACCTTAATATAATTACTACTCTCCTCTTTCAGCTCCCAATAATAAGACTCTTCAAGTCTACCAGTATCCAAAGGAACTCGCCAATTAGTATTTGCCTGAATCAATGATGCAACATCCACCATAGTTAAAACCATAGTTTCATAACGAGAACGAGCCACCTCAACCCATTCCCTGAACTCACTATCATCAACCTCTAAAAAAACCTCACTCACCTTGCATCATCTCATCCATTAAATTATTCATCTCCTCACTATTGCCATCAGGTCTTTCAATATACTCCTCCTTATCACTAAACTGCTTCTGCTCCTCCTCAATGATAGCCCTCTCCATAGACAAGAGTTTCGCAGTAGTCCAAGTATCTAAATCCCAATAATCCTCAATAGACAAACCAATACCTTGTATACGGCGAACCAATAAAAAATACTCCTCTAACATCATCTCCTCGATGATCCAAGATAGTGGTATATCAGATAAATCTTCTTTATCCTCCTCATTATCATCGGAGTCCTCATTCCTATCCTCGAAATGAGTCTTTTATAATCTTCTGATATGCTTTATCCACATCCTTTTGCTTTAAACCTGATGTAGCAATACGATATAATTCACTTAAACGAGGAGCAACTGTTAAATCAGTAGTATCAGCATCCTCAATCTCATCCTTATTAAAATCCTCAAATATTTTAGAAGCAAACTCACCATAGGATTCCCTTAACTCATTATCCAAATCCTCATAGGTTTTCCTTGCCTCTAACTCTGCATCATCATTCTCCTTACGGAGTTTATGAATCTCCTTTTGAAGTTTAATCTTATCCTTTGTTAAATTAATGCACTCACGAATCTCCTCATCAGTAGCATCCTCTAATTTTTCAAGTAATTCGATATGCTTATCTATACTTTTAATCTCATCTTCCAATTCAGTTAATTTGAACTGGTAATCCCTTGTCCTCTCTGCTAATGGAGTTAATTTATCTTGTATATCTTCTATGCCTTTTTGATAATCCTTTAAGGTACTATTAGGACACCTTTGGAATTTTCTCTCTTTTCCACAAAAGTATACTTTATGATTTAATTTCAATACCATTTTCGCTTACCTCAATATTAAGGGTAGGATGGGGAATCGAACCCCATTTGCCTTGTCGGAATATTTTACCTACCATCCAAAAAAAAGTTTAAAAAAAAAGACTTCCTCCAATTTAGGAGGAAGCAACATGAAGTGAACTTAAACTTGTCTGTATTTCAGTTGTAATAAATGAATTAGTACCATCCTCTTCAATATTACCCTCTAATTGTAATGTTTTAGCATCAGACCCTGATTGTGGGGAGTCTACGGCAGTCATTACAATTGATGGAATCTTAATGATGGTTTGGTACTTGTAAGTGGAGCTGATTGTAGAACCAGTCATTACTATCCAAACAGTTTTTTCATCGTTATCAGTAGTAACAGAGGTTGAATTAGTCGCACCACCCATGAACTTGTACTCTAAACCTTTGGTGTCATCAGTCCATGGCAATGTGATGCTGAATGAACCCTCACGATTACCATGCACCTTAGTTGATGTACCGAAAGTGTCAGAGGTACATGGTTGGTTCTCAACATTCATATTAACATTCAAATTCCAATCCTGATAACAGCCATACTTGTAAGAGTCAATACTGACTTCACCACTACCTGCCGTACCTATAACATACTCTCCCTCTGATAATTTAGGAGCAATATAAATATCCACATTAGCAGATTTAGGAAACTCAGTAGTAGTAGGATAACTCCTTACTGGATTAGTCTGATTGAATTTAGGATAGTTACTTGCAAATGTTACAGTATAAGTTGGGGCTTCCTCATTAGACCCTGATAATTCAAACTCGGATAATAAGCAATCCTCATACTTATAAGCATCTGCACTTGTTTTACCAAACCCATTAAAGAGTGTGCAGAAGTAAGGTACATTAGGTTGAGCTACATCAATACTATAAACATACTTATAAACACCAGTAGTAACAGTAGTCTTATCAATAGTATAAGGTGTAGAATCACTATGACTACCTGAACCTAATAATAAAAGCCATATATCCTCCCATCCCTCTTTATACCTGCATCTATCAGTAAAGGATGGACTGGCACTTGCTTTACTACGATAAGTAGATATTTTAGTGGTAGCAGTACCCATATGACCCTCATCATCCTGCATTTCAATTTCTTTACCATGAGTGAACTCTGAACCTCTAATGAATACTCCTACGGAGGTTGGTTCAGTAGAGGAACTGAAATCACGAATATTCATTCCCCAAAAATGATAACTTAAATTAGGAGCAACTTGACCCATCTACTTTTTCTCCTTTTTATTACTTTTAACTTGATTAACTTCTTGGAAATGGTCTACCATCTTCATACCCTCGATTAAACGAACATTATCATCAGGCACATCAATTACATCCCCATGCTTCAATTTACTACCCATAGGAACTAATTTATAAGCCAATAATTCAAGGCAGAAGTAGTCATCATCTCCAATATACTTGAATTTCATATTGTATATCTCACATCAAACCTTATTCGTAGAATATTTGAAAAGAATATCATATTGAATTGATTCGCTTCTTTACGGCTGTTAAACATTAATGCACCGATTGAGGTTGAACCAACTTCAACTATATCATAAAAATCACCGATAGCACCATTCATCCTTGCATTATTAATGATTGATACTAACTGTTCTTCAAAATCGTATAATTCAGACTGTAATAATCTTTTATCAATCGTTTCAGTATGTAATCTAATCTCTACTCTTCTTGTGTACTCTGTACAACTCGCCTGACTGCTTAAAACCTCTTTCTTACCCACTTTAAACGATACGGCAGGTAATGAGATATTAGGGTTCATTTCAGAGTCATCAAAGTATACATCAATGTCTTTGAACTCATCAGAGTCTTGTATAATATCCCTTAGATTAACAAGTATATTCTCAAAGACACTCATACTACCACCTTAAAAATCTATGAGTAACAAGGTCGCTCTGAACAAACAACTCTTCTTCATCTGCTATCCCATTAGCAAATTTATAATCCTCTATTGCCTTATCAACAGTTGCAAAGAGCCACTTACCATAAGACATAGCATTCTTAGTGTCATCATTCATCACTCTTGCTTCATACTCCCATACACTCATCCAACCATAACCTGCCGTAGCAGTATAAACATGGTCTTGGAGTTCAGGTGGAACTTCCTCCATATGCAAACGAGAAAGCACATAATACTTACCATTCTCATAGAAAGCATCAAGTTGCTCTAATGTGAATGGAGCATTATTATCCCTGAAACAAATCTCATGAATCTTAAAATTAGAATTATCAGGAGTAACTAACTCAATAGATTTAATGTTAGTTAAATTACGAGAAGCTTCACTCATAGTCTGTGATTTCTTAATCAAGAAAATCACTTGTGTAGGAGTATTAGGTGGGATAGTTTTCTTCTCACCAGTTAAGATTACTCTTGGATCATAGCCCTGAATATACTCTGATATATTTAAAGTAATCTCCTCTGCATCATACTCAACAGAGGATTCGAGCAGGACTTCAACATAATCCAATCCACTAAATTGTTGTCTATTAGTCTGAAATAAGAACGAATCACCCTCATAGATGACTGGCACTTCCTCACCAGTTTCCTCATCTACTTCATAAAAATACTCTTCAACTGGGTAGATTCTATCCACCGATTCTACTTTCAAAAAATGGAGTATTTTATAGTATTCTTTCGTTCTTAACATAAAAATTAAATATCCTCAAATGAAATAAATTTAAATCCCTCATCAGATTTAATAATCAGGTAACTGCCCTCTTCATTATGGACTACACCTATATTATTAAATTTCTTACCAAATGCTTTATTCAAGCCACTTTTAGTTAGACTCACATTCTCCCTGACAACTGGAACTGCATCTGCACCATCAGTAATTTGTCTTTGCAAGTCCTCTAATTGCTGATAAAGGATTTGAGGAGCAGGAAATCTGCCCCTAAACATTTCGGTGAACTTAAATTTTAGAGGCAAATCTTCTCACCTCTATCCGTCCTCTAATTGTTTAATACGATAAAGGATAGTACCTACTGTATCTTCATCACCAATAGCAGTATTAATATCTACAATATCCTTACGAATACCAGTTTCACTACCACTTGTAGCAACACCAATAGCAGTATTAATATCCTTAATGTCCTTATAGAACCCAGTTTCACTACCACTTGTGGATTTACCAATCGCTTGTTTAATAGCATTAATATCGGTGGTTTCACCACCATTAGCACTATCCAAATCCTCTAAGACCTTATACAGTCTTTCCTTTTGGATTTTACCACCATAGAATAGGTGTCTAAAAGAGTATCTTAAACTCATTATAGACCACCTCTATAATCCAGTTTGTTTAATAATCGCTTGTGAATGTTTAACTGCGATACCCATTTCTGCCCAAACTTCCATTCCTTTCTTGAATGGGTATTTATCTTGCTCATAAGTGTTAATATTGATTAAACCACTTATAGGGTTGGATAAAGTTGAATGTTTAGGATTTACATTCTTATAAATGGTGATAGGTTTAACATTCTTATCAATACAGTATGCAGTACCACTTGTAACGGCAGTTTTAGTGTTAGTTAAAGATACACCCTCTGTATTGGATGGGTTGAAACCACCATCTAATGCTTTATAAAACTTCTCAACTTCTCTCATTTGAGTAGTATTGAGATACATATCAGTTAAGGTGTACTCTTGGAAAGTCTGATCCTCAAACTTATATTTTAAATCAATAATATCATCATTGATTTGAGCAGAGTCATCCCATTGACCATCATTTAAAGTAATACCTGCTCCTGCATAAGTATCCATAGTGTTGAAAATATCTGCATTGATTTTACGAGCCATACCATAAGCCATACGGTCAATTGCTCTTGATACTTCATCAATGAAACCATTTTCTTTTAATTTGGCTTCTGAATACTCGAAAGCATAACCAAATTGATAAGTATCGCCAGTTTTACGAGAAATCGGACTAATATCAATTTTAGTTAATTCGGATAACTCGGTTACTGGTAATGGTTCACTCATGACACCATTTTGGATGTCATCTTCTGCATTTTTATCATCTATAAAGTGTGTGAAAGTAGTTGCTCCACCTAAATCTACAACTGGGAAAATATCCAAGAAGTATAATTGAGGTTTCATTTTAGTAAGGATTGCTCTCTCAACAAATTCCTTACGGAGCATTTTCTCTGCACTTAAAGTTATAATTGGCATAAACTTAATAATCTCCTATAAAAAAATTTATAAACCTCTGTAACCTAAAAGGACTGCGATTTTCTTACCACTATTAGCATCGGCAGATTCTAATGCAATACTATCAGTAGTTGAGGAACTGTTTTTATCAAACTTGTTAGAACCAGTATACTTAATGCAGTTACCGACAGTAACGGCAGAGTTATCTGATTTTAAAGTTAATGCTTTAACATAATCTCCCCAAAGTCTGACAGTTGCTTTCCTACGAGTGTAATAACCATCATTAGCACTTGCTTGTGGTCTATCACCATAGAATTGAGGATTATCAATAACCTCACCGATAATAGTATCACCATCACCTGCTTTCGCAACTAACCAATCTGCACTGGTATCTAATTTCACGAAATCTCCTTTATGAATAGGAGAAGCGAAGTAACCAACATCAGTATTACCTGAACCCTCAATTACTCCCTCTGTTACAGTATAATTGCCCTCTTTTAAATCAAAAGGCAAGTCAATTTCATACGGATTTTGATCTCTTATCTTTACCATAATTTATAATCCTGAATTTTTAAAATCTTCTTCAAATTGCTCATCAGTATAAACATCCTCATCAACTTCAACTGATGGGTCATTACCATCATCAACCTTAGTAGTTTGAGGAGTTACACCTTTAACACCTTTACTACCTTGAACTAATGACAAGGTATTCTCTAATTGCTCAATACTATAATCCTTGAATTTATCTGCTTCGGCTTTATTATCACCTACTAATTGATAAATCAAATCATCTCTTTTAGAAGCGATTAAAGAATTATAAGATGCTTCAATTTTTTTCAGACTCTCATATTCTTTCAGTTTATCATCATTAGAAGAATAAGAGTCCTTGATTTCTTTAATCTCCTTTTCTTTTTCTTGATTTGCTTTCTTTAATTGCTTAATCTGACTTTTAAGGACACCAATATCCTCATTGAGTCTTTTATTAGTGTCGAGTGCATCTCTTAATTGTTTATCATCCATTTCACTATTCCTCACTTCGATAGAATTATAAACTATCTGTGTTCGTGGATTTTGAGTATAACCAATTTCAGTCATTAAAATATTCTTAGGAGCATAATAATCCCCCATATCAACAAGGTCAAACTCAAATACTGGACTGAACCCCATCCCCTTTAATTCGAGATTATTCGGTTCATCTGCCATCAACAAACCATCCTTAACAATAAAATTACTCATCACTCCCAAGACCTCTTTTGAATGCTCCTTAGTAATATTCACATTCGGAGTCCTTGAAGCAACTTCAATTAAATCATTAACATCATATTTAACTGGCTTATCAATCCCTGCATCCTCATAATTGAACTTACCAGTCTTAAAAATAGTAATAATAAAAACCACCTCATCAACTATCAATAATTATCCACGGCAATCCTTTTGCTTTTACTTTTAATTCTAACTTTTCAAGATTGGTGGATGAAATTAATTTCCTCTTATTATCTTGGTAATATAAATATCCCCATCTAAAACCTTGTTTGCAAGAATTTGTATTCATTTTAGTTACTCTAAAATACCCAGTAGAGTTCCTTGCAATACTTTTATTTACTTTGGTTTCAAGAGAATCTTTTTTACCAAACCTACAATGCTCTTTCCCAAATTTATTATACATAGGATGATTTTTTCCTTTACGAGATTCACTCATTCTTTGTTTTGACTCTTCTGAATGTTTATATCCTACTGTACCTTCTCCTCCAATAGTGAAATTAAATTTAGGATTATATCTATAAATATAAATTATTTCAAGAGCATTCAACAATCCCTCATCAAAATCTCCCTCTTTCAATATATGATAAGTATATCTATTTGGGTTATTTTGCAAAACACGATTAATTACTTGTTTTTTATAATTGGATGGGGAATTATGGTCTTTATGTCTTTTATTAAAAGAAATATTGGAGTCTTTACCCACATAAACAATTTTGTTGTCTTTTTGAGTATCTTTATAACAGTATATCCCTACACTCATCTCTTTTAATATTCCCTAAATGCTTCTATTTCAGGAGCATATTCTCCTCTTGCCAACATAAGATAATATTCATCACTATAAGTGTAATCTATTGGTTCTAATTCGCAACGACCGTGTATGTGGTCAAGTGGGATTTCATCAAGAGTACGAGGAGGTAATGATTGTTGAGTTAAACACCATTGACATACTTTCAAATCATTAACAGTAAGCCAACGATATAATTTATCCTTACCATAAACAAACTTGTAAGTATTCCGTTTAGTCTTTTCCTTACCCCATATCAAATTACTACCAACGGCATCAACGAGTTTCTTGACTGCCCTCTTGAAATTAGGTAGTATATCAAAGGAATCCTTACTCATATTATCACGGAAGAACTTTGACTTAACTTTAAGTTCATCACGGAGTTGATTAGTTAAACCATTAATCGAATCCTCCATAATACTAATCATTGATGTATCTATACTCACATAACCATCAGGTATAGAGAAATCGCTCATCAATTCTTTAAGATAAGACTCTAAATGATTAGTAACCCTAATCCTCGCAGTATCCTTTAACTCCACATCAAGAGAGGATATGATACTCTCAATCTCCTCCACCACATCAGATGGACTCATCGATTGCAATAAACGATACCTCTGCTCCAAAATCATTAAACAAGCAATCAACACTAACTGCTCATCAGTTTCATAATATGTTGGTGCAGAGAAAACACTTAATGGATCATCATCATCATCATATGGTTCATAGAACTCATCAGTAGTCTGTATCTGCTTAACCATACCCTACTCCTTATTCCTCTGTGTTTCATATGGATTAGGGTCAGTAGTCAATGCAGTAGACCCTTTTTGATTAGATACCTCATTAGCCACATTACCACCATCAACATCAGCAGATACAAGATAATTAGTATCTAAATTAGGATTATTAGTCATGAAATCAATATAAACAGACCCTTTCTCATACCCATGCTTCTCTAATTCAGGGTCAATCAAGGTTCTCTCAATCCATCCTTTCAGGAACTCCTGACAAAATTCTATGAAGAGTACATGACCAGTATTAGGGTCTGTGAGTTGTACTTGGGCAGTTGAACGATTAGAGGACTCTGAACTGTATAAGGACTGTGGAGTAACTAAACCCTCATATAATATGCCTTTAAGTGATTTAATATAATCCTCTACTTTCGGCAGGACATTATCCCCAACTAAATCAAGTTCTATACCATATGGAACAGTAACAATGCCTTTACGATGATAATCACCTAATTGCTTAGCCAATTCATCTCTTGTGGCTTTATCCATCTTAGTTTCCTTTCTCTCGGAGTTACCGATTGTAGCCACCATAATATTAGCACTTTTAAACACGATTGGTGGCATCATCCTTGTCAATGCCTCAATCTCATATGCAATATCAATCACATTCTTAACAAGGGATATACCAACTCCATCGATTTGGATTAGCATTGGATTACTTAACTCATCAGGTTCAAAATCTACTGTAATAACATCCTGCTCCTGATATGTTTCCCAAAACTCCATGCCTCTCCATTTCTTTAATGCCTCTTTACGAACCACTAACTGTTTATACCCCATGAGTTCTGCATTCTCATCATAGAGTTTCTTAATCAAACTCTTCTCACCATCAAATGCTAATAAACGAAGATAAACATGACCCTCACGAGAGGTAATCTCATAAAATGCCTCACCATCAACAAGACACTTCCATAAGACCTCATACATTAAATTACGGAGATTCCATACTTTCTCCACATCAAGTATATAATCAACGGCTTCCTGATTATCACCATCAATCACATATGAACTGATGGTTTTCATTATCAAGTTATTCAAGATCCCATAAACAGTAGGGAACTGTGATGCCTTACGGCGATTCTTGATTGTTGGTTTAATACGAGGAGGAGCGAATCGAACCCAATCCTCACTTCTCTTATCATATAAGGTATCCTCAATATCATCCACTCCAACATTATGGATAATATTAGGTTCAATATTCTCAACCTGAACCCTACGGAATCTATCTAAAAAAGACACTATTATTTTACCTCCTCTATTTTAATAAACATAAATCTCATCTGCAAAAGTAGAATATGGCTTATCCTTACTTAACTCACCGAATACACCATAACATAAATAACAAAGAGCATCAATAGAATGATCATCTTCTTTGACTGGTTCATCTAAAATCTCACCATCTTTATTTTTCTTCCATTCATACATAGGAAGTTCACGAATAAGATTCTCACACTCTTCTTTGATGTGGATTTTAACCTCACGAGTAGTATTAATCTTCGCTTTTACATTTTTAACTGATGGATAAGTGTTCAAACCGTTTTTACAAAATACTTCTATCTTCTCTGGGTCTGCCGAATCGGCATAAACTGCATCTATTTGATTAAACCTTAATTCATTCCTTGATAACAAATTCTCAATCTCTTCAAGGAAATCACTATTAGTCATTTCTGTTTTATACACTTCACCAAGCACATAAACCTCACCATCATAAATCCCTGCTAATAAAAAACAAGCAGGAGAGTTCCAACCCCAGTCAATACCCCCCACATAATAATTGAAATACTTCCTATCAAATCCTACACTCCAATTATTAGTGAATATTTGTTTAGAGTTAGTTATCCACAAACCTTTTGTGTGTGTGAGGTATTTCTCATAATTAGTTTCCTTTAACCCCTCATAGACTTTCTTTTGCTCATCAGGTAAGAATGGATTATCCAAATAACTAAAATGAATCTTCTTATAATCAGAATCATTTGCCTTATACTGATAAAACAAACGATAAAGCCAATGTGTTCTTTGAGATGGTTGAACTACAAGGAGCATCTGCCCATAATATTTTTTTGAGTTCTCATTACGAATCCTCAAATCCAATTCAATATATGCTTCCTCACTAATCTCCTCTGCTTGTTCAACATACACATAATCAAGGTTTAATGACCTAATCTTCTTTTCATCATCTAATGGAGTAAAAGAAATAGTAGAACCATTAGATAAAGTTATAAGTCCGTTAGACTTATTTTCATTATAATCAATACCATACTTATCAAGCAAAGACCTAATTTCAAGCCAACTGGTTTCTCTTAAAGATGGCAAAGTTTGTCTAAAAACACCTATACGGCTATTAGGATAATTTAAAGCATATAAAATGACTTTGGTACTCGCATAAATTGTTTTACCACTACCTGCACTTCCTTGAACCATTAAATGTCTTGTAGTGTCATCTATGTACTCATATTGTTTATCAGAGAGAACTAATTCAACCATCTTGTGCAACCTCTTGTTTAAGAGATTTCCAAGAATAATCATACATCTTCAAAAATCGATATATCACATTCTCTGTACCTAACCCATACTCATCGCAAATCTGCTTTTGAGTCATTTTATTCCTAACACAATCTTTAAGGAAATCTACCCCACCATAATCATGGAGTTTATTTTGTGGGCTTTCAGTAACAGTAACAGATATTTCAGACCATGAAGTGCCTCTCCTTGCTAAATAACCATTAATTGCACTACAATCAAGACCAATACAATCACCTAATTTAGTGATTGAAATTCCAGTAGTAGCCATAGTTTCCAAAAACCATAACCCTCCATAATCTTCAATTAAAGAATTGCCCCAATTACCATTATTCTCACCTTTGGTAACTTCGGACATCTTATCTCTGAAATCCTGACTGCAAGTGCCTCGTGAATCACTTCCTCTCTGCATATTATATCCAATAAATGGATTAGTTGAACCAAAGAAATCAATCCACCAATCTTCATATTCAGTTAATTTAGTATCATCAGAGCAATGTTCAAGTATATTAAACACAAAAGCATCATCCCCATATTTATTCCAAGCATTCTGCAAATGGGGATTCCTATGGTTTTGCCCTCTTAATTTGGATTTATGTTCAGTAACTCTCCTTTTAAAAGGTCTACTGGTTTGCCCAACATAAATCTTACCATTCAACTTGTTTAAAATACTATAAATTACTCCCATAACTAAATAATACCAATATTATTCTTCGTTATCTTGCTTATTTTTATCTGAAAACTTCACAATCTCAATCTTTTGACTGTTATCGACTTTAACTTCCTGCCTTTGCACTTTACCCCATCTCTGAGGATACATTCTCGGTAACATCCACATATAAGCACCAATATTACCATCAGCCCCACTCTCTGATATTTTACTAATCGCACCTGCCTCGAACTCTGCCTTTGCTTGTTCCTGCATAGCATAATACTCATCATATGGGGCAATACCCTGCTTACCCTTTCTCATACATGAAAGGTAAGTATTGTAATTAATATCATTCGCTTTAACAGAGGTTTTAACATAATTCCCTGCCCTGATAAGATTACAGATACTCTTCATCTTCTGTTTCGTAAGAACTCTCGGATTACCCTTAACCTCATCAGGATTCGCCTCTGCCCTTTTACGATAAGATTCAGTCATATTTTACTCCACCTCTAATCTATAAATGAGTAATAAAAAAAGTCAAATAAGCCATTAATACGGATAAAGCAGATAAACCAACACCAACAACCCACTTCAAAGTAGATATAGTGGACTCGATACCAGTAACCCTATTCTTAATATCATTATCATCCTTTAACTGATTCAATTGGATCTGTTGAACTACTATGGTTAAATTATCAACTTTTTCAATAAGTGAATCTATTTTCCACTTCTTAAAATCCACTTCATCCTTTAATTCTTGGATTTGAACTGTATGCTCATCAACTTTCCGTTCAAGTTCACTCATTCTATTTTATCCTCATCATCATCGAATGAGATGACTTGTGGGTCTTTCGCAAGGTAACCTAATAAACCACCGACTACTGCAATCGCTAAATCCTCATAATTCAAGAATAAACCAATAATCGCACAAATAACAAGACCAGTAATTAATATTGTTTTATTATTGAACTCCATCTCTATTTTACTCCTCTCATAAATAATTACGATATGAAATTATATCATATCGGATAAATATTAGTAATACTAAAAAAAATAAAAGTAATACAATACCTCTATTTTACCATGCCAAATACAATAATTTCAGTCAAAAAATACTAAAAACCGAACACTTTTTTACTGAAATGATACAAAAAATGGCATGAGTGATACAAAAAATGGTATCACCGAACACACGATAATGCCTCATAATGTTTCTTTTAGGAAAACAAGACCATATAAGAGAAATCACTATTTTCACTAAAAAAGACACATACTCGTGTATATAAACACATATATTTTATATGTGTAACTACTTACATATCGTATATATATGTAAGTAAAAATAATAAATAAGTTATACTTGATATTTATATATGTTACCCATTATAGAAGTTTAACATAAGTATACTCATAAGTATACACATAAGGGATCATAAGTATAACCATAAGTATAATTAGATTAATAATTGATAGACATAAAAGAAAAAGAGAGAGCATGAATCTAACTCACATACACACACAGACACCTTTAACCCTCCCCCAAAATTGAAAAATCACACACAACCACCAAGCTGACTCGGTTTTTCAATTTCTTAGAATGTCTTAATTGAATTTTCATCTGATTTTTATTAGTATTTTATGATGAAATACTAATAGTTTTTTTAATTGAATCAGGATTAGATGCATATATATCTAATTAGTATTATTAAGAATATAAATCAGATTCATCATGCTATACTATATTATTGAATCAGATGCATCAAGGCATAATATATTGATGCATTATCTGATAGTATATCAAGTATATTATTAATTATATATATTATCAGGTTATTAGTATTATCAGTATTATCAGGTTATTAGTATTATCAGTATTATCAGGTTATTAGTATTATCAGGTTATTAGTATTATCAGTATTATCAGGTTATTAGTATTATCAGTATTATCAGGTTATTAGTATTATCAGGTTATTAGTATTATCAGTATTATCAGG